CGCCGATGGCACGAGCTCCGCCGAACATGCTCATAGCGTCCTGCAGCATGGCGCCGAAGTCGAAGCCGGCGGTTCCCGAGCCTCCGCTCCCGCCACCGAACAACGCGTTTGCCAGCGGCTCGATGATTGACCTCTGGATGGCAATCCGCAGCAGGTCCGCAATGATCGAGTTGGCTACGGACTTGAACACGTCCTTCAGCGACCGCGCTCCAGTGATGACGTCGACGATCCCCTCGTTCAGCGCGTTCAGGCCGTTGGCCGCGACACGCTCCAGCGCCTCGTCCATTTCGGCCGCCGTCCGGGGCACCGAAGCGCGCCACTCCTCAAGGGGAGACCGGGTGCCCGCGCGGGTGCGCTCCTCGTCCAGCCGACGCCGGCCCGGCAAATCATTCAGAGCACGCTGGGCGGCGTCGCGCGCCTCAGGGTCCTGGCTCCGCTCGACGGTGCGGCGAAGCTCCGCCTCCTTGGCCTGATACTGGATCGCCAGCAGTTCCAGTTCGAGGCGCCGACGTTCCTTCGCGGTGGTCGCAAGGTCGATATGCGCCTGCAGCGTCTCTTCCTGCGCGTGCAGTGCCTCTTCGGCGCGACGGTTTCCCTGCTCCCAAGCTCGCTGCTGGAAGTCCATCTGCCGGCCGATCTCCTCCTCTTTCCAAACGTTCCTTTGCTTCGCGACCAGCTGCTCATACTGGGCTTCGGTCAGGTGGCCCTGGCTGACCTCATATTGTTTGTCGGCGAGCCACTGCCCGTGCTCGAGTGCGGCAATCTGCTGGTCGATGACGAGCCGCTCATCGAGGCCGTCGACATGCTCCCGGCGCGCACGAAGCTCCTCGATCGAGAGCCTCGCCGACTCTTGGTCGAACTGGTGATCGTACTGGGCGGTGTGATCCCGCGGCTGTCGCGCATGGGGGTTGCTGCCGAGATCGCCGAGATCGGTGCCTGGGGCGGGATGGAAGGCCGGCGCTTCGTCTCGCTGGGGTGACCTGTAACCGGCCACCGCTCGATTGAGCAGTTCGCGTTGGCGATTTACCTCGGCAGTTGCAGCCGGAATGCCCGGATCGGACCGGTCGCTGTGGCGCGACCTTAGCCGAAATACTGACCCGGTGTCCTGCTCGGACTGAACGCGGGCGTTCAGCTCCTGCATGGCACGGCTAAGTTCCTGAGCCCGGAAGGCCGGGTCCATATTGGCGTCTTCCGTCGCGTGCCGCTGCGATTCACCGGCGGCGTATCCGATGCCCGCGCCGATGCCCGCGCCGATGGGCCCGAACCGACCCCCAAGTATTCCGCCGATGAGCGCGAACGCCTGCTCCGGGTTGCTGGCGAGGAACCGCGCAACGCCAATCGCCAGCGACCCGAGCCCGTTGGCGAGGGCGAGAATGGAGTCCGCGTTCTGCGTCACTATCCGCGCGAAATTGACGCTGAGCGCCTGATTTAGCTCGGTGATCTTGTCCGCCGTCTCGTCTGCGTGCGCGATTTCACTGTCACTCAGAACGAGCCCCAGCTCCTCCGCCCGTTGGGTGAACTGGGCGATGCCGCGCGAGCCCTGTTCGAACAGCGGCGCCAGTTCCTGTCCGGCGCGTCCGAAGATGCGCGTCAGCGCAGTGGCGCGGCTCGCGGCGTCGGGGATGCGCAAAATGGCGTCCGCCAGTTCGGGGATGATCTGGCCCGCCGTGCGGATGTTGCCGCTTGCATCGCGGACCTGGATGCCGAGATGTTGAAAAATCTGACCAGCATTGCCGATGCCATGGGCCGCGTCGCCGATGGATCGGGTGAGGCGCTGCAGCCCCCGGTCCATCGACTCTTGCTGAACGCCGACCTGCCCCCCGATGTAGCGGTAGACCTGCAGATCACGCGAGGTGACGCCGAGCTGCTGGGACACCTCGCCGAGCGAGGCGGCCATTTCGAAAGAGTGCCGCGTGAACTGGGTCAGCGCGGCGACGCCAATGACGACGCCGAGAGACGCCATTTGACCACGGAACCCGTTGATCCGGGACTGCATGGCCTGCACGCCCCGACCGGCATTGGAGAAGGCGCGATCAATGCTGGAGAGGCGACGCTGCGTGTCCCGCTCGAAGCGGGCCACCACGGCGTCGCCCTGTTGAAGGTTCCGCTTCAGCAGTTCGACCGAGGCGTCAATTTGGAGAAGGAGGCGCTTGGTATCGTCTGCCATCGGGCGCCTCCGATTACTGTCTATTCAGGCTGGCAGGGGGCGCGCGCGATCACCCCCGGTCGGGGGTGCGCGCCGGTCGGATCGGGGGCTGGCGGCCTATGGCCGCGCCTAGCTCCCCTCTCTCGACATGTTCATTTCTTCCCAGACTTCCCACGCGCCCCAGAACTCGTGCGGGGTCGCCGACCAGAACTGGGCTGGGGTCCACCCGAGCGCCGCCGTTGCGAGGCCAGCGTGCCGCCGCCGGGGGTCTGGCTTTCCCCTGGCGGCGTCGCTTCCCCCTCGTCGTCGTCGGGCTCCTCTTTCGGTCTGCCATCCTTGGTGCAGCCGCCGGTTAGCGCCAGGCCGAGGGTCATGACGAGCCGCATGGTGACGGCCATCAGTCCAGCCTCCATGATCAACTCGCCGATCCGCTCCACGCTCACGTTCTTGGCGACCGGGTCATCCGTCTCCCGGCCCCAAGCCTGGATCAGTTCGGTGACCGTGACCGCGGCGTCCAGTAGTCCGATGTCGGAATCGGAACAGGCGTTCATCAGCGCGAGGACCGTCTTGCCGGTCTTCGTCTCGATCGCCAGCAGTGCCTCGTGGGAAGGGCGCAGGACGAACCGCGTGCCGTCCAGCGTCAGGTCGATCTCGCCCCGCAGCCTGTTCGGGGGTCGCGTCATTTGCCGGCCCCCTTGCCTTCCCCGCCCTCAGTCGGACCGGCCTCCGGCTCCGCCGCGCCGTAGAGGCTCGCCACCTTGGCCGCGACCTCCGCGGTGCCGTGGTCGTTGATCGCCGCCGCGAGCTCAACGGCATCCGGCCGACCCTCCTCCGCCAGGAATGGCAGCAATGCGCGGGCCACGAGGTGGGCCAGCGGTTGGCCGCCGAGCATATGGGCGACCTCGTTGGACGAGCAGCCGGTCGACGCCATCAGCGCCTTGTCGAGCCCCTTGGGGCGCGTGGTCGAATATTCGGTTTCGCCGATCTTGATCTTCATCGCTCCCTCCCTAGACAGCCAGAATGTCGGTGGTAGGCGCGGCGGCGGCGGTGAAGGTGGACTTCACGCCAACGGCCCCGGCCTGCGGGAAGGTTGCGCTGTCGAGGTTCCCATAGACGGAGCCGGCGAAGACCACGTCGCCCGGCGTGGCGCCGGCGGCGCCGCCCTTGCGAATCTGGATGTTGAACGGCGTCTGCGGGCTGGCGTTGCACAGCGTCTCCAGCCGCGTGTAGCCGTTTGCGTCCGGCAGCTTGGGGATGATGTCCAGGTCGATGGACAGCGCGCGCGGCCCGGGCGCGCCGGTGCCATAGGCCCCGTCGTCCTTGGTGGTCGTGTCGATGTTGCTGCTCGACCGATTGACGACCAGGTTGCCCTGGCCAAGGACGAGATTGTAGGTGCCTGGCGTGACACTCTCGAGCCAGAGCATGTAGTTGCCGCCGAGTCCCTTACCCATGTCGCTTCTCCTGAAAAATCGTGGCCGTTCAGTCCTTGGTCGCCATCACCTGAAAGCGGCTGTTGCCGACATAAGCGGCGGCACCGCTGGACTCGTCGTCTGCCGCCGGTAGGGCGGCCAGAAGTCCGTCACTCGACTGGAATGAGAAGCTGACCGACCACCCGTCATGGGTGCCGGTGAAGCCGTCCATGCGCGTCTCGATCTTCTCCTGAATGTCGAGCAGAGGCTTGCGTGCCTCGCCCGGCACAATGCTCGTGATCGTCAGCGTGCCGAGGCGGTCGGGGTCGCCACCCTTCGACATGCGATCCAGATCAATGTCGCCCACTATGACGACGGGCGGCGGGGTGTCCTCGGGGACGTGCTGGTAGGCTGTGGCCGGGCCGACCTCTCCATCGAGCCGCTTGAACGCCACGGCCTCGATTGCGGATGCCGCACTAGTCATTCCTCGCTGCCTCCTGCTAGCCGGCCAAGGGCGCGGGTGAAGATGTCTTTTGTCTGGCGGTTCAGCGCGGCGCGGCTGTCGCGGATCGGCCCGGTCACGAACCGCTTGGCCGGGATCGCCTTGACCCTCATTGCGTAGGTCGTGACCGCTCCGCTTTGCGTGCGCTTGCGCGCCTGCACCGTCCGGCCCTTGCGCCCGAGGTCCAAGATGCGTCCGTAGAACAGCCGGTTCCGAACACTCTTCCCGCCGATAAGCCCGACCTGCATCCGCAGCGAACGGGGAAAGAGCTTATAGGTGATCCGCGAGACCAGCGCGCCGGTCCGCCTTGGCGTGCGGGTTCGCATGGTCGTTGAGGTCTCGCGGCCGAACTGCTCGAACGCGGTCATGATTTCGCCGCGCACAGACTCCGGCAGGGAACGGAGGATGCGCCTGACCCGCGAGGCGCCGCGAAGCCGGGATGCCATCAGACGATCACCACACCGGTCGTCTCGCAAATCAGCACGATCGCATCGTCGGCGCGTGGATCTGGCAGAGCCGACTTGATGTCGAACTTCGAGCCTTTGAAGTCGAGCCGGTTCTTGGCAGTTATCGCCCTGCGGCGGATCGTCACGCGCCATTGCTGGACGCTCCGCTCTATCCCGGCCTGCAGCGCCTCGTCGCCACTCAGGCCGACGATTTCGGCCCAGATGTCGGGGTCGGTGGCGACCGCCGCCCACGCTGTGTCGAAGCCGCCCTGACCATTCGGCGTCTCGGTCTTCTCCTCAATGGTGACGCGCTTGTTCAGGCGCCCCGGATCAATGCCGCTCATCCGAACACCCGGAAGGGCGCGAGCAGGTTTTCGACGGTGGCCGAGTGCGGAACGGAGGTTGCGATGGTCCCGACCGCCACTGAATCCCGGAAGCGGTAGAGGTCGCCGACCATGATCAGGACGGCCTGCTTGATCGGGTCCGGGACGGGATCATAGCCCGCGAGGAACTGGACGCGCACTGCCCCGGCTTCATTGCGAGCGGTCGGCCAGGACACGCCATAAGCGGCGATCAACTGGCGGCCCTCAAGCCGGTAGTTCGCGCCGGCCACGGTCTGCTCGGCACCGTTGGAGTCGGTGTATTTCACCGACGAGATTTCGTGGATCGGCGGGAACGGAAGCGTGATCCCATCCCCCGGGCAATCCTCCCCGGTGAAGTCGTTCAGCCGCGCCTCCAGCGTCTGCCGGCCGATGGCGCGGCCGAGCCATCCGGTCGGGCCGTCGATGCTCGCCGTGGCCGCCGAGATGGCCAGCGTGAGGAAGGCGTCGTCGGCAGCACCGTCCAGCCGCAACTGGACCCGCGCGTCGGCGGGCTCCAGGATTGGCTCGGGTGGGGTGATGACGACGACGCGCATCGCTCAGGCGATCAGGATGTGCAGCTTGCCGGACTTGGCGTTGCCGCCCTGCGCGACCACGACCTTGATGCGGTCGTTCGCGAGGGCAGGTCGCGCCAGGACCCCGGTGCCGGCGGCTGCGTAGAGAGCCGCCACGCCGGCCGTGGAGTGGGTGGGCGTGCGGGGATAGCGGGACGTCGCGGCGTTGACGTTGGTCTCCGCCCACACCGTCTCGGCGGTCTTCTCGGTCGTCACGGTGAAGTCGACGCCGTCGGCGAAGTCGGTCTTCTCATAGACGATGGAGTGGACCTCGCCCGACACGCGGGACGAATATTCGGTGGCGCTGCCATCGGAGGCGGTCGTGATTTCGACTGTCAGTCGGCGCATCTTATCTCTCCTCTTTCGACGCCTCGGCGTCCTTGGCTTTCGTGGTCTTCGTCCTGGGCCCCGTGCGGGTCGCGGGCTTGCCATCGGATGGCAGGTGCGGTTTCTCCTGCTCGGGCGCAGCTTCGACGGGCTGATCCGCCGCGACGGCAAGACCGCGCGCGATGAGGGCTTTCGCCTTGGCCTCCGGCAGATCGGCCTCGCCGTTCCGCCGAATGGTGCCGGCGTCGCCCCTGAGGGTCCGCAGTGCTCGAATTTTCATGATCGCCTCCATTGGCGACCGCCCCGGCCGAAACCGGGGCGGCGCTGATTACGAGCTGAAGGGACCGGTGACGAAGCCCTCGGGCCGCTTCACCGCGAGCGCAGCGCGCTCCTCACACCGGATGGTGATCATGTTCTTCTCGAAGTCGTCCGCGTTCTCGGTCGAGATGACCACGTTGGCGTCTTCGCGATCGAACAGCTGGGCGCCGGTCTTGAACGGGCCGGTCAGGAACTCGCCCTCGAACTCCGCCGCCTCGGTCGCCACGACCGGCAGACCCCAGAGGGTCGGGCCGGCGAGGTTGAACGGGTTGGCGATGACGTAGCGGCCCTGAGCGTCCTTGGTCAGCTCGATCTTGGCCCAGTCGGTGAAGTGCAGCACGAAGCCGTCCGCCGGGAGGCGGGCAAGCTGGGACTGCAGCATCGCCAGACGA